GAAACTTATAAAGGGGTATAAGATGAAAGAAGAAATTGTATATATTAAAGTTAAGGATTTAAAGGGAAATCCGAACAATCCAAGAAAAAATGACGATGCAGTAGAAGCGGTAGCAAAAAGCATTGAAAAATATGGATTTAGAAACCCGCTTATAGTAGATGTAAACAATGTTGTATGGTGTGGAAACACAAGACTAAAAGCAAGCAAGAAACTTAAACTAGATGAAGTGCCATGCATAATTGTAAAAGACCTATCTGAACAGCAAATGACAGAACTAGCACTCTTGGATAACAAAACAAACGAAATCGCAGAATGGGACAATGATATGCTGGCAGATATACTTAAAGAAGTAGATTTGTCAGATTTTTTATTGGATTGGAACTTGCCAGAGATAGAAGAAACAAAAGAAGTTGAAGAAGATGACTTTGACATAGACAGTGCGATACCAGAAGAGCCAAAAGCAAAACTTGGAGATATATATCAACTTGGCGAGCATAGATTGATGTGTGGAGATAGCACAAAGGAAGAAGATGTCGAAAAGTTGATGAATGGCGAACTTGCTGATTTGGTTGTTACTGACCCACCTTATAATGTTGATATAGAAAATTCAAAAGGGTTAAAAATACAAAACGACAATTTAGAAGATGAAGATTTTTATAACTTTCTAAAAGAAACATTTTGCAATATGTATAAATTTACTAAAGAAGATAGTGTATGTTATATATGGTGCATAGACCACAAAATAGATTTGTTTATAAAAGCGATTAAAGATAATAATTTTATTCATAATGAAACTTTGATATGGAATAAAAATACATTTGTATTAGGACACTTAGATTATCATAAAAAACACGAACCTTGTTTATATTGTTGGAAATATGGTGCAAGTCATTATTTTATAGATGATAGAACACAAAGCACAGTTATAGAAGATAAAGGAATTGACATTAAAAAATTAAAGAAAGAAGAAATGCTAAAATTGCTACAAGATATATATAGCGACAAGGTAAGCACCACAATAATAAATGAAGATAAACCATCAAGGTGTGATTTACACCCAACAATGAAACCTATAAAACTATTGGCAAGATTGATAAAGAATAGCAGTAGAAAAGAAGAAAGCGTGCTTGATTTATTTGGGGGTAGTGGTAGCACACTAATAGCGTGTGAGCAATTAGGTAGAAAATGTTATATGATGGAACTAGACCCAAAGTATGTAGATGTTATCATAGCAAGATATGAAGATTTTACAGGTAAAAAGGCGGTAAAATTATGATAGAAAAAGTAAACCCATGTCACCCAGATAAAGTGGCAGACAGAATAGCAGGAGCAATAGTAGATTTTGCATACACAAAAGAAGAAAATCCAAAAGTGGCGGTAGAAGTTCTTATAGGGCATAAAAAATGCCTTGTAATAATAGAGAGCAGTGTTGACTTTACAAAGTATGGAGAAGAACTGCAAAAGATAATATTTAGAATTGGCGGATATGGATTAAGGGATGTTCAAGTAGCATATGCTAAACAAGACGAGCATTTGGCAGAAAACCAAAGCAAAGAAATTCGATGTGGAGATAACGGAATATTTAAAGGTGTTCCACTTACAAGAGAAGAAAAGAAACTTGGAAAGATAGCAAGAAATATATACGATAAATACCCAACAGACGGAAAGTATATTTTAAATGGCGATAAACTGATAATATGTCAAAGCAATGCAAAGAAAAAAGACTTAAAAAGACAATACCCAACAGCAATAATAAATCCACTTGGAGATTGGACTGGCGGAACAGATGTAGATAGCGGTGCGACAAATAGGAAACTAGGAAGCGATATGGCACAATCAGTTACAGGTGGCGGGCTGCATGGAAAAGATTTGTCAAAAGCAGATGTCAGTGTAAATATATATGCGTTCTTAAAAGCACAAGAAACAGGAAAACCAGTCGAGTTGTGTTGTGCAATAGGGGATACAGAGATAGATGGCAAGCCATATAGTGAGATTGTAGAGATTGCAAGAAAGTATATAAAAGACATTGGTGGGTTTGAAAAGTTTGCAGAATGGGGATTATTTTAAAAAATTGCATATAATAATAACAAAGGGGTTATCATGACGGACACAATATATTTTGATAAGGTTGCAACAAAGGGCAGACCGAAATATGTGTTTAATGCAAAAGGCAAAGAAATGGTTGAAAATTTAGCAACCATTTTATGCACTGATGAAGAAATAGCGAGCATACTTGGTGTCACAATAGAGATATTGCAAAATAAAGATAATTACGACACTTTTATGGAATTAAAGAAAAAGGGGAGAGATAAAGGGAAAAGTAGTTTAAGAAGAAAACAATATGAGGTTGCAATGAAAGGCAATGTGACAATGTTGATATGGTTAGGCAGAAACTATCTAGACCAATACGAAAAGATTGAAACCACAGGCGATGTAGAAGTGCGAGAGCAACTTAATCGAATAACAGACGCAATGAATAAGATAAGAGAGAGAGACAGTGGAATTTGAAGGTTTTTCAGAAAAGCAAGTTGAAGTAATCAAACAAGATTATTCAAAGTTGACAATCTTAACAGGTGGGGTTAGAGGCGGAAAGACATTTTTAACATACTTTGCTATACCAGAAATGATAAGTCGATTCCCACACTCGAAAGGCATATTGATTGGAAAGACATTGGCGAGTTTAAGCGAGAATGTGTTAGAACCAATGCGAGAGTTGTTTGGAGAAAAGTCGGTCGGAGCAGTAAGAACGGATGCAAGTGGTAAAAAGTTTTGTGATTTGTTTGGAAAGAAAATAAGATGTGTTGGTGCGAACGATGGAAAGGCAGTTGATAAGATACGAGGGTCAACATATGCTTGGGCGGTAGGCGATGAAGTAAGCACATGGGATAAAGCCACATTTGATATGTTAATGTCGAGATTGTCAGAGAAAGGTGCGATATGTATTGTGACAACAAACCCTGACGAGCCGAGCCATTGGTTTAATCAAAATTACATTTTAAAAGATGGCATAGAGAAAGCAGTTCACACATTTACAATAGATGACAACCCATACTTGGACAGCGAGTATGTAGAAAACTTAAAAAACATTTACAGAGATACAGTGCTTTATGATAGACTGATACTTGGCAAGTGGGCGAGCGGAAGCGGTGCAATATACAAAAGGTTTATTACAGAAGAAGAGAAATACTTGGCAGATGATTGGGACAAGAACGATTTAGTAGATTATGCGATAGGCATAGACTTTGGCGAAAATGTATCTGCCACAACATTTAAGTTGTTAGGACTTCAAAGGAACTATAATGGTATAGTGATTTTGGAGGAGGAACATATAAAGGAACACAAGGACACAAAACTCTTGCAAGACCAATTTATAGCATTTTTGAAAAAGTGCTTGGTAAACGGGTGGCGAATAAACAGGGCATATTACGATTGTGCTCAAAAGACTTTGGGAGAAAGTTTAAAGAGTGCGGTTGCAATGGAAGGGTTGCCATGTATTATCGAGCCTTGTATTAAAGACAAGATTACAGAGAGAGTCCAGCAAGAGATTGTGTTGTTTGGTGCATATCGGTTGCACATACTGAGAAGATGTAAGTGGAGCATCAAAGCGTTCAAAGAAGCGGTATATAAAGAGGATGGAGAGGACAGACTAGATGAAGTAAGTCCAGAAAATCCTGTCGATGATTTGGATGCAATAGAATACGCTTTCTACAAGTGGAAAGATAACTTGATGAGAGTAGCATTATATGGAGGGTAAAGAATGACACCAAAAATGGCGACAGCGGTAAGCAATTATTTAACAAAGAAAGGGTATAACACGCCCTATGTCGATTATTTTGAAAAGATACAAGAGTGTTTAAGTTGGTATAGAGGAGATACCGATTGGCACACATATAAGATTTGGAACGGAAAGAAAAGATTGTCAAGAAAGAGATATAGCCTTGATATGGCAAAAACGGCTTGTGAAGATATGGCAAGTCTTATTGGTGTAGAGAAAATAGAATTACAATTTGACGATAAAGAAGCGGAAGATTTTGTCAATGATATTTTAGCAAAGAACGATTTTAGGATGAACGCACCACAATTATTTGAATTGATGTTTGCACTCGGGACTTGTTCGTTTGTGGCAAGCATAGATGGAGAAGATATTGTTATTGATTATATTCATGGCGATATGATATTCCCACTTAAATGGGACAATGGAAAGATAACAGAGTGTGCGTTTGCGACAGTTGGCGGAGAAGATGAAAAGACAGCATATACACTTATTATTTACAACAAGAACGAGTTGGGAAATTACGAGATTAAAAAGGTTGACTTGGATGCGGATGGCGAAGTGTTGACAAAAGGCGAGTTAGAAGAAATAGAGCCAATTCAAACAAATTCAGACATTCCACAATTTGCAATATGTAAAACAAACATAGTAAACAACTATGACAAAACAAGCCCGTTGGGAATAAGTGTGTTTGCAAATGCGATTGGAACGCTTAAAAGCATAGATGAAGTCTTTGATGGCATACACAACGAATTTAAACAGGGAAAGAAAAGAATATTTATTAAAAGCGGACTGCAATCTGTTAAAATTGATGATGACATAGCGAACAACACAGAAAGCAAGATTTACGACCAAGTTGACTCAAACGATGTAGAGTTCTATCAAGTTGACTGGACTGGCGAACATAGTGAAAAACCACCAATATATGAAAGCAATATGTCATTGAGAGTAAACGAATATCAACAGGGCATGGAAATGTTGCTAAATATGTTTTCAAAGAAAGTTGGTCTTGGCGAGAATTATTACACATTTGACAAGGGAGCAGTTCAAACAACAGCAACAGCGGTTATAAGTGCAAAGAGCGATTTGTTTAGAAACATAAGAAAGCAAGAGTTGGCGGTTGAAAACGCATTGATAAATTTAAGCCGAGCAATATTGAATTTGGCTAATCAATTAGGGCATAATTTTGATATCAACCAAAATATAACCGTAAACTTTGACGATAGCATTATTGAAGATACAGAAAAGACACAACAAGAAGCAATGGCAGAATATAACGCTGGACTTATTGACCAAGTTGAATATATTGCAATTACAAGAAAGATGACAAGAGAGCAAGCGACAGAGTTTATAGCCGAGATGGAAGCAACAGACACAATGAAGCAAGTAGATAGTTTACTAGGTGCAGAATTAGGTGGCGGATTTAACGGAGAGATTTAGTGGAAATAGCAAGTAGTAGACCGCAGACATTGACGGAGATAGTCATAGATACTCAAACAGAGATTAAAGATTTAATCAAGGAAGCGGTGTTTAATGTATTGGTAATGATAACCTTTACAACAAGATTAAAGAAGTTGCTTGACAAAAACTTGGCAGAGATAAAAGATGAAGAAGAACGAAAAACTTGTAGGGAAGCATTAGAGAGATATGCGATAAGAGAATACCGAATTACAATAGATTTATTAAATTTGGGAAATTTGCCAGTAATTTTAAGTTTTTCTGCATATACTATAAATGAAGTCAATATAAAGCAGTTGCAGGCGAATTTGACCCAAAGAACTCAAAATTTGGGCATAGCAGATGTAAACAAAGCATTTTCACAATTGGGAAATTCACAAGCGAAACTTCAAGCGGGCGACACGCTGACAGCACACGCTGAAAGAATGAGTAGGTTTGAAGAGCAAAGGGAGATGGTGGATGACTTAAAAGAAAAGACAGATTTGGTTATATGTGATACGCATAGCGACTGCTCGGATAGATGCTTCCAATGGCAAGGAAGGATATACAGTTTGAATCATACAAGTGGAACAACAGAAGATGGCAAGCCATATGTTCCGCTAGAAGTTGCAACAGATGTATATGTAGCGACAAAGAGTGGAAAGGTTTGGCGGAATGGGCTTTTAGGGTTTAACTGCCGACACAAGTTAGTTCCATATAAGACAGGTATGAAACCAAACAGGGTTAGCAAGAAGGAACAAGAGAAACAGCAAATGCTAACAGAACGACAAAGACTTTATGAGCGAGAAATAAGGAAAGCCAAAGACAATGCGAGGACATTTGCAATAGGGCAAAAGAATTATTCACAATTTGACCGCAAGACACGAGAATATATGCAAGCAAGAGCGAAGAAGTATAGAGATAAAGCGATAAGTCTGACAGATGAATACGAAGCGTTCTGCCGAGATAACAATCGTGTTATATACAGGTCAAGAATAAAAATTTAAAGGAGAAAAAAATGGAAGAAACAAATTTTATTGGTTTGGTATTGTCAACACTTGAGGAAGCAGGGATTGACACAACGGACTTGTCAGTTGAAGAGGCAATTGAGAAATACAACGAGCTTATCAATGAAAATGCAGAGTATGAGGAATACGAAGATGTATCTGTTGAAGAGGTTGCCGAAGAAGTAAACGAAGAGCCAGAGAACATTGTTGATGAGCCAATCGAAGAAGTTGCTGAAGAAGCAGAGGCAGAAGAACAAGCGGAGGAAGAGGTAAGAGAAGATATTGCCGAAGAAAATGCTGTTGAAGAAGTTGCTGATGCAGAAATTAGTGATGAAGAGTATGTAAGAATTGTGACAGAATACAAAGCAGAGATTGTTGCGTTTCTTAAAGAAAAGGGCATTATTTAAGGAGTATAAAAAATGAAGAAAAAAAAATATGAAGAAATAGTAAAATTTACAGAGCGTTTGATTGTATGTGAAGAAAATGCTAAAAAAGAAACAATAGAATATTGTGCAGGTTATAATGACTGTTTAGAAGAATTAAGACAAATTCTTAAATTAAAACCAACGGAAATTTAAGAAAAAGGCATTATTTAGGTAAAAACTCGCAAGAGTATTTATAACACCGAACATTTAAGTGTATAAACTGCATAGGTTAAAGTCGAACAACGACTATAAAAAAGGAGAATGATTATGTCGGATAATCAACAAGTTGTAACTGCGACAACACAAAATGCAGGAGAGGGAGTTGCACCAGTTCAAAACGGACAAAAGCAAGCAAGCGATAAGCCAGAGAGAACATACACACAAGCGGAAGTTAATAAGATTGTTGCCGAGAGATTGGCAAGAGCGAAAAAACAACCAGCAAAAGTGAATGATGGACTACAAAAGCAAGTCGCACAATTACAGGGACAACTAGCACAATATGAAATTCAGTTAGCAAATAGCAAACATAGAATTGCAGATGGCTACGAGGACTATGTAAGATATAAAGTGCTTCATATGACAAATAAAGACACAAGTTATGAAAAAGCACTTGAAACATACCTTAATTCAGATGAGGGCAAGAGGTTTGTTCAATCAGATAAGGTAACACAACCACAGCCAAGACCGAAAAATTCAAACACAATGGAAAGCACAGCACCATCTACAAGTTTGAGAAAAATGTTTGGCTTAAAAAATTAGAAAAGGGAGAAAGAAAAAATGGCAAATAGTATTGCACTTGCACAGAGATATCAAGGACTTCTTGATGATGTTTACAAAGAAGCATCACTTACTGATGCACTCGAAAGCAATGAAGTTCAATTTGATAACTCAAACACAGTTAAAATCTTGAAGTTGCAAGTTCCAGAACTTGGTGACTATTCAAGAAACAGCGGATTCATGATTGGAGATGTAACCGCAGAATGGGAGGCATGGACTCTCGCAGAAGATAGAGGTAGAGAATTCTCTATTGACTCAATGGACAATGAGGAAACACTTGATATGACTTTTGGAAAGGCATCAAGCGAATTCATCAGAACAAAAGTTGTTCCAGAAATTGATATGTATAGATTTGCAAAAATCGCTCAAAAATCTGGAATTGGCGGAACAACAGGAACACTTGCAAATGGAGCTGCAGTAGAAGCAGCCATCGTAACTGCGGAAGGAACACTTGATGATGCAGAAGTTCCAAAAGAAGGAAGAATTCTTTACATTACATCTACACTTTACAATCTTTTGAAACAATCATTTGCAACAAGATTTACAGCAAAGTCAGATGTTCTTAATCGTTCATTTGATGAATTTGATGGAATGAAAGTAGTTGTAGTTCCACAAGGCAGATTTGTTGATAAGCTCAAGAAAGATGCAACAACAAAAGCATACTCAAAAGCAGACGATGGTGTAAACCTTAACTTTGTATTGCTCCATCCATCAGCAGTTGAAGCAGTAGCAAAACATACCAAACTTCGTGTTTGGACACCAGATGAGAATCAAGACGCAGATGCTTATAAATTCCAATACAGAATTTATCATGACTTGTTTGTATATGACAACAAAGTAGCGGGCATCTATGTTCACAAAGTGACACCCTAGTATAGCACTGTCGGTAAGAGCAGCGGCAGATAGTGATGGCGACCTTCTTGGTTATGTTGCAAGCGAATTGCAAGAAGATGTTGTAATTGGACTTAACAGCATTACAGGAACATTAAAATTCATCGATGACTATTCAGAAGCTGGTTACACTGGAGATGAAGAGAGTGGAAACTTCTTAGCACTCCACATTTCATCAGTTGAAGGTGCAACAATTAAAGCCGAAGTTATTGGTGGTGTTCATGGAGAAGTTACGCTTGATGAAGATGGTCTGTTGATTAGCAGAATTGCAAACAACACACAACAAATCAAGATTACAGCAACCAAGGATGAAGCAAGTGCAGTAAGCATTTATGATTTAACATATTTGACACTTAATGCACAGTAACACAAAAAGCACTCAAAAGAGTGCTTTATGGAGTGAGAGTATAGATAGGTGCAACTCCTACACACTCCACAGGAGAAATATATGATAGAAGATAGCGAATTGACATTTAACTCCGATAACAAGAGATATTACTTGACACAAGCGTATGTTGTAAATAAACTTGGCACAGACTTGAGTAAGATTGTATATGACGGACTAGATACAAACAGGGCAACGCTTCCACAAAGAATGGTAGAATATGCTTGTGATATGTTGTATGATTTTATTGAAGATAATGCAGTAAGTCCAATAAGTTCAAAATATGCGGTGACACAAAATCTTCAAATGCACGATGCAATGAAGAAAGCGTTGGGGTATCAATTAAATTACTTTATACAAAATGGGGATGTGTCGCAAGAGAGTGGACACCAAATGAGTGAAACAGTAAGTGCGAGAGCGGTGCAAACATTAAAAGCAAAAGGGTTGTTCCATTTGATAGTGCCACATATTCCAGAGGAGTGGTAAATGTTAGGAGTGATAGCAAACAAGCAGAGAGAAAACCAAAAATACATTTATAGTGCCAAATGGATAAAGAGAGACAAGACAGAGTGTTGCACATTTAGGTTTGCTATTGTAAACGATGACAATACGAGAAAAACCGACTTCAACAAATTAAGTGGATTTAGTGGCGATATGACAATAGTAACCAAAAGCACAATTGATTTTAGTCCAATGGATGTTATTGTTTTTAGATGTCAGAGATACACGATAGAAGTAGTAGATGGGAATCGCAAAGAAGAAGGCGAACAAGCAATGGCACAATTTATCACAAATGGCAATATACCAATTTATTTGACATTAAGAAAGGCAGGTTAAAATGACAAAGAACGAATGGGAATTGCTGTTTACCGAGGCAATAAATTCATTAAGACAGCAAGTATTCGTGCCTTATGATACAGGAAACTTGAAATTCAATGCTATTAAAGGCATATGGGTAGGCGAAAAGCAATATAGGATATATATTGATGAGGCTGTCGCACCATATGTCTTTTTTACTAATGAGCCATGGACTAACAGAAAGGGCAACAATCCGCACGAAGGTTGGGCTGAAGATATGGTAAATTATATAGCGAATTACATTGCCGAAAGAACAGGAGGAGAAATAAAGAGATGATTAAGACAATAGACATAGCAAATTATATTGAAGGCGAATTGAACGACAACACACTTGGTAAGAAATTTTTAGTGTATGCAGATGCTGGATATATGAGAAATGCCAAAAGGTGCAAAGAGTATAAATATTACACTAACTGCATAATGGAAACCATATCAAGCACAATAACACCAATTAAAAACATATCTTTTCAAACAGAAACAGTGCAATTGATGTGTATTGTCGATATGGCTGAAACGGGCGAAACGATAGAAGGACTAGAAGATAGAAAACAATCACGAAATTTGCTTGATGTTAAAAGTATACTGTATGGGCTTATTGAGAGATTAAACGGAACAACGCAGACTAAATCATTCAATGGGACATCGTATGCGGTTACAATTAGTTTTTCTGCACCAACAGACGGGCAAACAACACAGATAGGAGAAGTTGCAGAAGCATTGCCTGTATATCTAACAATGAGCATGATATTTTTTGAGAATGGGGTAAATACAAACGATTGTCATGTTTATTTGGATGATGAAGATTTGTATTTTACAAGATGCGTTATATCAAAAGTAAGAACGGCAGACCAAAGCGAATTTGCGAACTCAAAAGGTGCAAAAAGTTATATATTGCTTGGTGGGAAATCAATTGATTTGGTAGTGCCAGCGGTTTCAACAGCAATGGGGAGAGAAATGGCTGGAGATGTATTAGGCAATGAAACAAATATTGCTCACAATATAAGAGTGGTAACACCACTACAAACAAAGCAATTTATTGGCACATTTGGAAACACTGCAATGAATATGGATGCGGGTGCAAATGTCGGTTATAACATATCTTTGGTTGAAATCTCCGAGAATTTAGCAAAATATGGGTCTAAATGGGCTGAAACGACCACAACCGAAACAAGTGTATCAATTACAACATTAAAGCCAAATACAAGTATTTATTGGGGAGATGGAACAGATACATTTGTAAAGACCGCTGGAACAACAACACATACTTACACAGACAACAAGCAGAGCCACACTATAAGAAAGTTTAATGCGGAGGGGTGGACATAATGGCATATGAGATTAACATTAACATAAATGGCGATATAGAGGAACAAAACGCATCAAAGGGTGTCAGCAAAGGCAATTCAGATGCAAACCAATCGGAGAAAAACCAACAAAGGCTTGCGAAATATATATCTAGCCAAACGATACAACCATTTATTCAAGAAGTTAAGAGTGCTGTAACACAAGACATTCAATTAGTAACAGGGAATACAGAACTACAACAGAGAGTGAATTTTGGCTTTGAGGCAGTGCAATTTGGTGTAAATACTTACAAAAACGCACAAGCGGGAGCAATATTGACAACTTCTGCGGGTCTTGGTGCTGGATTGGGAATTGGGCTTGGTTTGGCTTTAACCGCAATAAACACAATGATGCAGATTGGGTTTAATCAGTTAAGAATAAACTTGGAAGCAAGACAAGAGAATTATCAACTGCAACAAACTCGTTCAAGACAGGGTATTGCATACAATAGAAGTAGGAGAGGCGATAATGGAATATAGAGTTCTAGTAAACAATGAAGAATTAACAGATTATACAATTATTCCACTGACCGAACAAACAACGCTAGATGAGAGTTTAGACCAAGGTTATATAAAATTATCTTACACAGACAAAAACGAGGCATACAGACCCTTTACAAGCGTTGATATAACGGTCACAGATGAGTTTTCACACGAGAGAGAACTTAACTATTTTATTGCTAGCGACAACAAGACTGAAATTATAGCAAATGGAAAGTATAATCACGAATTATTGTTGATAGAGCAGTCAAAATGGCTTGAAAGATTTTTGACGGGAACAAAGACGGTCACAAACCCGCTTATTCATGATTATATGTCAACAACGAAGACGATAACATTTGAACACAACTATGCCAGACCAAACGGAAGCATTGACCAATTTATAGGATACTATGAAGACAATTCAGGACTTGAAGCGCCACAATTATCAGGATATGAATTGACGCTTCCAACATTGCAAGAATGGTTTGACACAAACATAAAGGACAATTTTGCGGTAAATTGGACAGCATTGGAAAGTGGGGAATTAACAATAAAAAATGCTGATACAGGCACAACAATAACTACAATTACAAATAAAAATCAGAGTTTTACAATGACGCTTGAGGATGAAATCACATTAGAAGTTTCATATTGGCTTTATGTTAGTCGTTCTTCTGGCTTACAAACAACTTATTTTAAGGACATATTTACATTCAGCACAATAGACCAACTTGCGCCAAAACCAAACAAAACAATAACGGACGCAGTAAATGACCTGTTGGCAACTATTGAAACAATAAGAGAGAGTGAAACGCCAAGACTTACATTTAATAGTGAGCAAGCCACAAAATATGCACAGATAGATGCACCAGAATTTACTCTTACAGGAACGCTTTGGGAAGCATTAAAGCAAATTGGCAGTTATATTCACGCAATCCCACGATTAAAGGGAAATGTTATTTATTTTGATGAATTGGGCGGAAATGATAAAGTTTCGCAAGATTTAAGCGATTATGTATCAAATACAGAAAGGTTTGACATAGAGCAATATGCAACAGCCATTGACAGCACAATACAGAATGTTGTTACGAGAGATGATATAACCGAAGGGGTTATTACTGACCCTGTGGCAAGTGAGTATAGAACACCAAGAACAGAAACAGGGAAAGTTGTTATAGACCAAGAAAATATGTTTATTCAGACAAAATACCCAATAGAACAAATTGTTAAGGTTGAAGTTGGGTATTTAAGCGATGGAAGTGTAGTTGGAGATATAACGCCATATGTTTATGAAGCGACAGAATATGAAACTCTGTCAAGTTATCAAGATACTTATCCTTATGCGAAAGCGTATGCAATAAGATATACAAACGGACAGAAAAATATAACAGAATTAAACTTTAAGCGAGCGAACCCAGTTCATCCTGTCTTTTCAAGACCTGCGATATTAAATATTATATCGAGAGTCACAGGCAAGCAATATTCAGTATTTAGCAGTGAGAACTTATTAAAACTGCAATTTAGAGTAACATATATACCAATATCAACAGAAAGGGTAAAGCAAAAGAAACAATATATAGAAGATTTGGGTTTTGATAGTGTGTTGCCATATAACCAATCAGCACAAAAAATTAGTTCAACTGCTTATGGCGAAGCGATGAAGGGTGCGATTGCAAGAATGGGCAACCCAGAAATAACAAAAATGTATATTTTCAACGACTTAACAAAGATACCAAAAGTTGGGCAGTTGTTTGATGACGAGTATTATATATCTGTTGTTAAGTGTGAATATTACAAAGATTTTGTTAAATGCCAAATTGGATTAAGTAAAAACTTTAATAAACTAAACGAATATGTTGGAATTAAGAGCGAAATAAGATTTTATGAAATTAGCGAAAAACAAGCGGTTGATAGACAAATAATTTATGAAGATTATTGTGTTGTTGGAGATTTGGCAGAAACAGACAAGAAATTTTTAATTACAAAAGATGGCATATTGAAACTTACAAGAAGTTTTAGTGGCTCGGATTGGTATGACCCATCTGTCAATGCTGTTATAGCACAGGGAGATGATAACGAACCTGTCATTTTACCTGTTATAAGTTATGGACTTGGCAATTCGATGGTGTTTACATTCAAATATGATGACAATTATTCAGCAGGTGAATTTGTCACAAGACCAGATAGCGTAGTGCAAACACAATTAAGATACACCGATTTATATGGCGAGATAGATACGCTCGAATTAAACTATGGTGCATTAAGCAATAGAAGTGATGTCAGCGGATATAATGATTCTGTGACAAAAGGCGATGCACTGCCAAAAACAACAGAAATTGGAGATTTTACAAGTTATATAAGCACAAATGGCGATGGACTGGTTGTTAAGAAAGACAATAGAGAAGTGTTGTCAATAACATATCAAGTTCACTTTGTGGCAAATAGAAAGAGCATAATACTTGGAGAGAAATTAACCAAATATTTAAGTTTGGTAAGAGCGGAGAAACAATTATCTTCTCCAGCGGTAAGCATGTATATTTTGCCAAGAGAGATATCTAAATATGATAAGAAGATAGACTTAACAAACGCAACTGAAATTCCAAATTGGTTTTTAGCAAAACTTCCTGCCGACTTTGAAGAGTATTTGCAAAATCCAATGACGTATGATGACTTTATTGGGTTTAGTATTACAAATATACAACCATATGATGTAGAAGCAAGCGGAAAGTCTTGGGTGCTTGTAGATATAAATAACGAATTGATTATTGGCGAAAATGTTGAAATAACAGAAGGGGAAGCAATCGAAATGCCAAATTTTGTGTTTACAAGAAAAATTCAATAAAATTTTGCATATAATAATAAAAAGGAGAAAGAAAATGAGCTGTGATTGCAAAGATAATGATAATGTTCTTCAATATATTCAAGGGGACACATTTCATAGACAAGTTGTAGTAAAAGATAGTGCTGGCAATGTTGTAGATGCCGAGTATATTCAAAAAGTGGAATTTTTATTGCTTACTATGGATGCAACAGAAGAAGAAACATATCAACTTGCCTATGATTCAGACATCTCTAAATGGGCAATAAGTGAAGATACAAGCAATTGGGCAATAGCATCGCATTTGGGCAGATATAGAATAACTTACACAGATGGGCAAGTGGTTACACCATACGAAATGACAATAGTAGTTAAAAAATAGGGGGTAGAAATGACTGGAATTGTAGATGACACATTAGACACAATAGTTGTTGATTCGAGTTCACAAGATGAAATAACAGATGAATCTGCCTCTGACACAATAGATGTGGGAGAAATTACTATTGTTAATAGAAATCAGTTTATATGGTTAGATTTTGAAGAAAGTGATTGGGTTGAAACATCTTCATATTATAAACTGGTAATACCATATTCAACACACCAATGCTCAAATGCTTATGTTGGGAGTATGTTGATTGATTCTCTTGCCGATAGTGGAGATGAAGGAGATGCAAATGGGTATGAGAACAACATTCCGACTTGGAAATTATTGCCAAATGATAGCATAGTTATTAAGGCAGATGAGCCAGTCGATTGTAAAATTTTAATTAAAGGAGAAGTATAATGAATTCATTAAACAAAGTAAAACTTACAAGCCAAACCGCTTGGCAAACAGAGAAACAAATCAATGACAATTTTTCAGCAATAGAAACAGCCATTGATGAAGAAATTCCTACAAAAACAAGTGATTTGACAAACGATGGAGATGGAAACTCATATCAAGTGCATAGCGGATACACATCTTTTTCATCGACATCTGACTATGTTGGATATTATGTTTTGGTTGGCACAACATACACAAAAGTCACAACCACAAACAAAGATAGTTTAAGCATTACTGCTGGAACAACAATTGCTTATGAATTAAGTCCATTCGCAACAGAATCGTATGTGGATATAAATGGTGGAAAGATTGATAGCATTTCTGTAAATAATGTTGCACAAACTATTGATGCGAATAAAAATGTTGACATTACAGTGCCTACAAGTGACAGCGATTTAACAAATGATAGATATGTTAGATATGATACAAATAGTCAAGGCTTAAATAACACACAGAAAGGAAATGTTAGAACAAACATTGATGCTGCACCATCTAAACCAGATGGAACAAATGATTTGTTTGATAACAATAAAATAAGCACAACATACTTGCCTGACCAAATTCTTGGGCAATTGCTTTATGGTGGAACGGTAACAGGTGGAGGTACAGCAACATTAACACCAAATGCAAAAGCAAGACTTGGAACTTTAGATAATAGTATAACACTTAAAAATAATACAACCGCTATAACAGGTTATGCTGCAAATGATGGGATATATTATATTGCATCAAGCGATGGAAACTTTGCTAACTTGGGATTGTTGGTTGGTGACTGGTTAATATCTGTTGGAACTGCTTGGAAAAAGATTGATAACACTGATGCGGTTACAGGTGTCAAAGGGGATGCGGAAAGCTCTTACAGAATTGGGAATATTAACATAACTGCTGAAAATGTTGGTGCAATGTCAACAACAAACCCAACAGGAACTGGGTCATTAAGTATGAATAGAAAAGCAAACACTACTGTTGGTGATTACAGTGTTACAGAAGGTGATGATGGAACTGCAAGTGGAAGTTATTCTCATGCTGAAGGTAATTCAACAAAAGCAAGTGGCAACGCATCTCATGCTGAAGGTTCTTCAACCACTGCAAGTGGTAACCAAGCACATGCAGAAGGGATTTCGGCAGTAGCAAGTGGTAATCATGCACATGCAGAAGGTGGAAACACAACAGCAAGTGGTCTTTGTTCACACGCAGAAGGAGAACTTACAACAGCAAGTGGCAAGCGTTCCCATGCAGAAGGACTTTATACAATAGCACAGAGAGCAAACCAACATGTTTTTGGTAAATACAATATACCTGATACAGATGGAGCAGATGAAACTTATAGCGGAACTTATATGGAAATGGCAGGAAACGGAACTGCTGATAATGCTCGTTCAAATGCAAGAACTCTCGATTGGAGTGGAAACGAAGTATTAGCAGGAACAATCCAAGCAACAGGTTTTAAAACAGCAAGTGGAACTTCAAGCCAATTTTTAAAAGCAGATGGTAGTGTTGATAACAATTCTTATATGTTAGCAACAGCAATTGAAGATATATCATTTACAGCAAGTGATGCAGGATGGGGTTCTTTGGATTCAAACGGATTCTACACTTTGACTATCACATCTGCAAAGAAACCATTTGCGGTTTACAATTCAAGTGGCGAACAAGTATTGGCTGGACTTAAATCAGATGGAACTTATGTTTATGTCATAACAGACACAAAGTTTGCTGGAATTGTATCAGTAAGATAGGAGGTGTTAAATGGCTTTAGGAAACAACCCAACACCAAACGAACTGGTTAAAGAAGTTAAAAATCTTGACACAAGCAAACAGGCAACACTTGTATCTGGCACAAACATTAAGACAATAAACAATGAATCTATTCTCGGTAGTGGAAATATAACCATAAGCGGTGGCAGTGGAAGTGCAACTGATGTTCAAGTTGATAGCACAAGCATAACATCTCAAGGGGTCGCAAACCTTAAAACCAAAAATGGCAACTACAACGCAAGCACAAACAAACTTGTAACCGAAAGTGATTTGACAGGATTTGCAACCAAAAGTGGCAACAACACCTTTTCAGGCACAAACAACTTTACTGGAATATTCCAAATTGGTGGAAACTCTTTGCTTGATATGTTTTACCCCGTTGGAACGATTGTTTATGGTGATGCAAATTCTACAAGCCCTGCTTCTCGATGGGGAGGGACTTGGGAACAACTCCCAGCAAATTATGCCATTTGGACTGCTTCAAGTGGTGCTTACAATGTAGTAAATGGAGCAATAACAGGAACAATCGCTGCTGGATTGCCTAATATTAAAGGGTCAATAACAATACCACATATTCGTAAAAGTGGAACTGCTTATACAGGTGCATTTGTTGCTACTGCTGGCACAAATCAAAACTTTGGAACAAACTCAAGTGGGGGTGCTATCTACACATATGATATTGATGCTCACCGTTCGAACTCAATTTACGCAGATGGAAACACAACTGTTCAGCCACCAGCAATTAAAGTTTATGCTTGGCGTAGGACAGCATAGGAGGGTTTATGAAAGTTTACAATCAAAACAAAACAGAAATTTTGACTGAATATGACTTGGACTTAGGGCATCTCGAAAATGACACAATTCTTGTTCCAGAAGTTCAAGCAGTCGAAGAACAATCTCACATTGAAATTCTTGCTGAATACCCAAATGGCGGAAAAGAAACACGAAGGGTTATAGATGTTGAGGCGGTGGAATATCAACCTGCACATGAAGAACAAATTTTAGTGTATATTACTTATACACAGGCAGAACTTGATGAAATAGAATTAAATCAACTACGAGAGCGTAGAGAACTCGAATGTTTCCCAATCATAAATCGTGGGCAACTTTGGTATGACAACCTAACCACAGAGCAGTTGCAAGAACTAGGCACTTGGTATCAAGCGTGGCTGGATGTGACAGAAACAAAACAGATACCAGAAAAGCCAAGTTGGTTGTAAAAAATAATTTTCTGCATATACTATAAAAGGAGAGAAAATGAAACACATAAAAATAAAGTCTGGCATAGGCAAATATACCAATGGCAAAGAGTATGTCAACATAAGTGAAGATTTAGACTTTGAGATTGAATATTCTTTTAAACCGCAAGCAGAAGTATATTATGTGGCAAATAATGGACATACAAAGATGAAAGGGCTTATTAAAGACAATAAATTTACCATCCCATTTGAATTTTTGCGACTTGGAAAACTTATGCTTAAAATAGAAGAAGTGTCAAACGGAAACATCAATGAGTTTGCCATTGAAGATTTGGTGATACAAGAAATTGAAGATAAAATTGAGTCTATACCAGAAGTTGACAAATTAAAAACCGAAATTGAGATATACTCAAATTTAGTAAAGAAATTAGAAAGACAAAATGAAATCCTTACAAAATTGGTTGGTGGGTTATACAATACTGAAATAAAGGTGGATGTTGACAAATGAGTGAGTGGTTAAACGCAGTATGCGATTGGGTGCAATCAAATTTGGGTTGGGCGGTTGCAATAGTTTCTTCTGGTGCATTTACTGGGTTTCTTATGAATTTTTTGTTTGGCATTTGGAGAATAAAAATACAGAAAAAAGCGACACAATCTGCAAACGAAAAAGTTATAGAGAAATATAATCAATTAGAAACAAAAGTTGATGTTTTAATAGAAAAAATAGACAATTACGAAAAGAATTCACAGAAAAACGCAGAAGCAACAAAAGAAGAGTTTGCAAATCTAGTTGGGCAATATCAAAAGTCAAAACAAGCGTTTTTAAATGCGGTAATTGAAACCAACAAGGAAACACAAGAAATTATTAGCGAAGCAAGAGAAGTTGTAAAAGAAATTGAAGAAACTGAAGAACAGGAAAATATAACAAACATATCAGAATATGAGCCAGAAACTTGCGAGTCTTTGACAGAAGAAGAAAAGGTTAAAGAAACTGAAACGGAACAACCAGAAGAGCAAGAGGAGTATATTTTAGTTGAAAAAACATACGGAGAATAATATGGAAACAAAGCAAAAGGTATTTACTTGGCTGTCAAGAATATTTACATTGTTTGTTCCTAGTGGCGTTGTATTGTGGACATTTTTAATTGAGAAACTTATAGACAACAATGTTTCAGTAATGAGTAAATTAGGGCTTTCTGGTATAGTTGTTTTGGCAATTATGGTGGTTTTGGCAATTTACTTCTATAATAGGCATTTGAAGAAAAAGATAACCAAATTAACAAATGACTGCATAGAATGTTTAAATAATGAGCAAAAACACGAGTTGGTGGAGAAAAAGAAAAAGTGTGAGGCAAGAAAAGAAATTTTACACGATTTTTGCTTTTTAGTTCCGTTTATATTGATTTGGCTTGTGCTTTGCTTTGTAGAAAAAGGTGTTGTATCATTAAGAGGAACAATGTTGATAGTTTGCATATCAATGTCTGTGGGATTTGGTTTCTCTTGTGTGACAGAATGGTTAAAATCGAAGGGGATAAAGAATGAAAATACAGGACGCAATTCGTAGAAAAGTAGATGAAGCGGGAGCAAAG